TGATACGGATTTTGCATTCTCTCTCTGTCATAATCCAGTGCATTTACGTATGCGGCAATTCGTGGAGCATATTGTAAAGCATTTTCAGAATTATTTCTTATAATATTTGCTACCTGTCTAGTCATGTCTCCATAAACTACAGGAACTGCTCTCAATTTAATTGAACCATCAGATCCTTTACCTGTTTCTACAGAAAAATTACTCAAAACTCTTACGAATTGAGTTAAAAATTTCCTTATTTGACCATCATAAAAATGCAACATCTTAATTGTCAGCCTTTGGTTTTAGAGCATCTGTCAAAGATTGTCTCTGCTCAACTGTCAAACCGTTAATAGTAGTTGTGTTTGATTCATTGATGAATTTTGTTTTGTAATTAGCCCTACTATCATTGTTGGTCGAAGTAATCCTGACTGAGTCTTCCACTTTGACCCATCTAAGCCCATCATAACGAAATAGTCTGTTTGGCAAGAAATCTGTCCTTAACCAGTAGTCACCTTTGTCAAAATTAGACGTTGGAAACGAAGTTCCAAAGCCTGCTGGATAACCATTTGGTGGCACGCCGTCACCGTCCACGTAAAATCCATAGTGTGAACTTGCTGGTGTGTCTAACACTGCATTAACTGTTTGGCTGGAGCTGGCACGAGATGTTTCATTGTTTGCACCGTCTAATCTAATATTGCCTCGCTCATCAATCGGAGCCACATAGTATTGTTTGTAATTAAATCCTGATTTCGGCGAGTCTGCTTCTGCTTGGTTCACGATAGCATCGTTAATGGATTTTTCTTTGTTAAAAGTTGACATGTAACTGGCTAGACTTCCTTCTGTTGTTGCGTCGCCAATAACATCACGGAATTCTTGAGAGTCAACTAGAGTTTTTAATTTTAATCTTAAAAGGTGTGGCCACCAAGTTTGTGAAAATCCTTCTGCGGCTCTGTTGACATCTTCAACCACATAATATCTTTTTAGAGCAATAGGAACAGAAGCATCTAACGAATAGTCTTCTTTCATGTGTGGAAATTCTACCACGTCTCCAGACATAGGTTTTCTGCCAAGTCTTTCTACTATTTCATTCATGTGTACAGTTAAAAACACTGTATCATTCTGTAAGAACATACCAAACTGTGATAGATTAAAATCTATGTCCTGCACATTGTAAATGCCTCTTATTGTGTAGATATCTGGTGAATATTGTCTATCTCTGTTTTCTAAAAACAACAGATCTTGTATGGTTCTTTCATTGGTTTCACTGGTAGCATAGTTTGGCTGTGTTGGAGATGCCGCTCCGTCTTTGCCTGTGTCACCCTGTTTGTATGGCCTAGATATTTGTGTAGATGTAAGTCTGTTCCGCCTACAGTAAACATCTCTTTGATGTTGCGATCAAAAAATTTGTAGTCGTTGCCCTTTTCTGGCTTAAAGATTGATAGTCGTGGCATATCATGTATATTTATTGTAATGAGTCTAACGGTAAATATGTGTATGTCAGAACTACAAACTATGCAACAAGAGGTATTTGAGTACGTTAAACTTAGTCTAGGTGACGGAATGATTGAGGTTGAATTAGACCCAAAACACTACGAAACTGCACTAGAAAGAGCCGTAAACAGATTCCGTCAACGATCATCTAATGCTGTTGAAGAATCATACGCTCATCTCACGCTGGCCAAAAACCAAAACAAATATATTCTACCTGACGAAATTATCAACGTAAGACAGCTCATGAGAAGAACAGTAGGTTCAAGAACCGAAGGTGGAGAAGGTGGCACACTATTTGAGCCATTCAATTTAGCCTATACAAATACATATCTTTTAAGAGCAGGAGCAACTGGTGGATTAGCAACCTACTACGCTTTTGCATCATATCAAGAATTAGTAGGAAAAATGTTTGGATCATTTATTCAACACCACTTTGATGTTGCAACTAAAACATTGACTATAACTCAAAGACCAAGAGCAGACAACGAAACAGTACTAATGCATACAGACAATTTTAGACCAGACATTACACTATTAAGAGATATCTATTCTAAACCGTGGATTAGAGATTACACTCTAGCAGTTTGTAAAACAATGTTAGGTGAAGCCCGAGGCAAATTTAATACCATAGCAGGACCACAAGGCGGTACTACATTAAACGGTGCTGAGCTTAAACAACAAGGCATAGCCGAGATGGAAAAACTAGACCTAGAAATTAATAACTATGTCGAAGGCGGTACTCCTTATAGTTTTGTTATAGGTTAATTCATTTTCTTTTCATATTAAATAAAATAAAGTAATATAACTGCAAAGGCAAGCATCATGGCTCAAGAATATAAAAAAATACAAAATCTCACCTACGAAGAGTTAGAAGAAATGGTAATCGGTTTAGAAAACATGGCAACCATTGCTAATTCCAAAAGCATCAAAGAACTAATACTAAAAACAATCAGAGAAACAAAAATAGAACTTGAAAAAAGAATAAAATCCTGCTAAACTGTTTAAATGTTAATAGGTTTAGTTGGGTTGATAGGATCTGGTAAGGATACTGTGGCAGAACGATTAGTTTCTCACCACGGATTTAAAAGAGACTCATTCGCAAAATCTTTGAAAGACGCTGTGTCTAATATATTTGGTTGGAACAGAGAATTAGTAGAAGGCAACACTAAAGAATCGAGAGCATGGAGAGAACAACCCGATATTTTTTGGAGTAAAAAATTTGGCAAAGAGGTTACTCCACGTTGGGTACTACAGTATTTTGGCACAGAAGTATGCCGGGCAAACATGTTGGATTCTATTTGGGTAGATTCGTGCATGGCAAGATATCAAGGCCAACACACGGTAATCTCGGACACAAGATTTATAAACGAAATTAAAAAAATTAGAGAACAAGGCGGAAAAATAGTTCTTGTGAAAAGAACTGATATGCCTGACAAAAAAAGCATGATTGATTCTGGCGCTCATAGATCTGAATGGGACTGGATTGGCACAGAATACGATTACGTCCTGGAAAATACCCACACAATAGAATCACTAAACACAAAAATATCTGAAATGACTAACTATCTACTTCCAAATCTCCCAAAGACCAGCCAAGATGCTGAGTACTCTTTAAACGTTGACAATTAGCACAAATAGTTTTTAAATTGTAAGGTGAAATATTATCTCTTTTGCCGTCAACATGATACACATCCATTTGTATGGGCTTACTGGATCTAAAACCACATAATTCACACTTATTTTTTTTACGGTATCCTGCTTGAAGCCATTTTGGAGCAGATCCTGTTTTTTGCTTGTTTTTCTTACGAATGCAGGAATCACACTCGCTACGCCAATAAATCTTTTTAGCTTTTTTATAAGCGTATGACCTAGGTTTAATCCTACAGGTTTTGCATAAAGGTCTTTTCATTATTGTATTTACATGCCCTATATAGGTACCAAAAATTGACACAGTTTGATACAGTTTAACCGTATTCACTATAAATAGCATTAACATTGTTATAATAATAATTTTCAAGGAGTGATAAACACATGGCAACATTAACAAGTCCAGGCGTAAACGTTTCAGTAATAGACGAGAGTTTCTATGTACCATCAGATGCAGGTACAACGCCATTAATAATAATTGCATCAGGTCAAGACAAATTAAATGGTGCTGGAGACAGTACTGCGTCAGGTACGACAACTGCTAATGCTAATACAGCATTTTTGATCTCATCACAAAGAGAATTAACAGAAACATTCGGTGATCCAACATTTTATACTGATGCGTCAGGTGGATCTTTGAATGGTTACGAATTAAACGAATACGGTTTACAAGCCGCTTACTCATTCCTTGGCATAGCCAACAAAGCATTTATTTTGAGAGCAAATGTAAACTTAACAGATTTATTAGGTTCAACATCAGCACCAACAGAAAATCCAGTCGACGGTACATATTGGTTTGATTTAGCTAGTTCCATTTATGGACTTTTTGAGTGGTCTAAAACCAATCAATCATTTACAGCAATTACACCTAAACTGATCACTTCAGTTAACGATCTAGTAGGAAATGTTTCTACAGGTGCACCAAAAACTAATTTTGGTTCTAAGGGTGATTATGCAATCAACACTACAAATGTAACAAATAAAATTTACTTTAAAAATGATACAAATTCTTGGGTACAAACAGGCTCAACAGCTTGGCACATCAGTCATCCAACAATTGAAGGTACTGCAACATCAGGTACATTAACTAACGGACATTCAATCGAGATCAACGGCGTCGAAGTAACACTATCAGGTACAACTTTTACGGCCCTAGCAACTTCAATTGACAACGCAAGTATTCCAGGAGTAACAGCGGCAGTAGACGCAGTATCAGGAAAACTTGAAATTTATATTAACGGCATTGCGTACACTGACTCAATAGGTGGAAACAATACAATAGTAATTGCAAACAATACAGGAACAATATTAACAACTACTGGCATAACGGCAGGAACTTACTCGGGTGTATCTTTTGAACAAGCGGCACACTCTAGCAGACCTACTTGGAAAACAGCTGAAGATGACAGACCAAATGGATCATTATGGTTTAAAACAACTTCTCCAAATGCTGGAGCAAATCTTGTTGTTAAATTGTACAGTTCAAGTTCAGCAAGTTTCTCAAATGTAAGCACTGCTCTTTATACAAATAATCACACTGCAATATTCAACACAGATCCAAGCACAGGAGGTACAGGCATATCAGCAGGTACTCTTTATGCTCAATACAATGTAACAGAACAGAATAGAGTCAATGACACAGATGTTACGCTAAGAGTTGGAGACTTCCAACTATTTAGATATGAAGGTGGAGAAACCATTGTTCAATCTAAAACTGTGTTTCCAACAGGACTACAAGGTTCTTTCATAATGGCAGAATCTCTAAAAGGGGTATCGACTTTATCATCAAAAACTGTAACAGTTTCAAACTTAGACGGATCAACAGTAGCAGATGCAGAAGACTTTGTATCAGCAGTATCAAGTGCAGGCTTTACAAATGTTGAAGCTTCAATTATTACAACCGGTCAGTNCACTGGTGCCATTGAAATNAAACACAAATTAGGTGGCGAGATTAGAATGTATGATGTTACAAACACTCCATTAGCAACTGCTGGTTTTTCAGCCGCAACTGCTCATTCATATGGAACTTTCACAGCAAACAGTTCAACACTGATTGATAACTTGTATGATGTTCCAGCAGGTGCAACAGAAGATTCAACAGCTCTTCCGGCAACTATTGTTGCAACAAACTGGAAACGTTTATCATACACAGCATCATTGACTGCTCCAAGCACTGAACCAAGTAACGGCAAATTATGGTACAACACTAATTTAGATGCTGACATTATGGAACACGACGGAACAACTTTCAAAGGTTACTTGACAGTAAATGCAAGTACAGATCCAAATGGCCCACAATTTAGTGCCACTGAACCAACTACACAATCAGATGGAACTGTATTAGCAAACGGTGACTTATGGATTGACACATCAGATTTAGAAAACTATCCACAACTTTACAGATACAACACATCTGCTACTATAAGTTCAACTAATACATCAAACGGAACAACTGTAACAACAACAGGTGCCGCTTTTGAATTAATTGACAAGTCAGATCAGACCACAGAAGACGGCGTTATTTTTGCTGATGCTAGATTTCATACTAGAGTTGACAAGGATGC